GGCTGAGATCTTTCGCCGGCACGTGATCATCCGCCCATTCCGGAGCCTTCGCCAGTTCGCCGAATCCGAAATCGTCCTGCCTGATGGGCCGTTTCAGGGACAGCGTTTCAGGTGCAATCGACAGCCGGCACATGGGCTGTTCTTTGACGCTGTGGACGCCGGAAACTTCTTTCGGTTTGCGTGTACGGGTCCGCAGCAGTCCGGCAAGACGTTAGCGTTCGTCGTGGTGCCGATTCTGTACCATCTGTTTGAGCGTCAGCAGACCGTATTGTTCGGGCTGCCGTCAATGGAAATGGCGAATGACAAATGGCAACTGGACATCAAGCCCGCAATTGAGGCCAGCCAGTACGCACGATTCCTGCCACGGAGGGGAGCCGGCAGTCGTGGCAGCACTCCGGAGTTGATCCAGTTCACGAACGGGGCCAATTTGAAATTCATCACGGCTGGCGGTGGTGACGAAAAGCGAGCCGGGTTCACCGGGCCTGTGCTGGTGGTGACTGAGGTTTCGCATCTGGACGAAGTCGGCGGCAAGTCCGACGAAGCCACCAAACTGAAACAGATGGAGGGCCGTGTTCGAGCATACCGAGCGAGCGGGCAGGCGCGGATTTACCTTGAATCAACCGTAACCGTCGAGGATGGCCGGATCTGGCAGGAGTACCAGAACGGGACAGCCGGCGAGGTGGTGTTCCCCTGCGATTCCTGCGGTGATTACGTGTGTCCGAGTCGTGAGCACCTTCACGGATGGCAGGAGGCACAATCAGAGGCAGAGGCGGAGGCAAACAGTCGATGGGCCTGCCCGTCGTGCGGATGGCTATTTGACGACAGCAAGCGGCGGGAGATGCTTCAGCGTGCAAAACTCCGGCACCGCGGGCAGCACATTGATTCTGCGGGCATTGTGACCGGCGACATCCCTGCAACAAAAACGATGGGGTTCAGATACTCGGCAGCCACAAATACGTTTGTGACAGCGGCAATTGTCGGTGCTGATGAATGGCGAGGAAAGCGCGAGATCGACGCGGACAACAGTGAGCGGGAGTTGCTGCAGTGGACGTGGGCACTTCCGGCACAGCCAAAGGAGCAGGCCGTCGAACCGCTGGACTTCCGGACGATCATGCATCGCCAGAGCGACTATCGACGCGGACAGATCCCGCCTGAAACTGTCCGCATTGCTGCAGGCGTGGACGTGCGGGCGGCACAGCTGGATTGGTTCGTCACGGCGGAGCAGCGGGACGGACAGCCGATCTGTATTGATTACGGTTTCGAGCCAGTGCAGCGAGATCTGGCGGACCTGAAAACAGCACTTCGGCAGGCTATCCGACTCCTGCAGGAAAAGTTTGATTCAGGCTGGCAATCGGACAGCGGCAATCGGTCGGCGGACATTGTTCTGATTGACGCAGGCTGGGAGACCGACATTATCCGCGAGGAAGCCGCGCGGCATGCGCTGTGGAACACGAGTAAGGGTTTCGGATTCAAACAGCATTTGGGGCAAGTCTACAACGCACCGCGGGACCGTTCAAAAATCACGGTGAAACTCGGTGAAGGCTGGCATGATGTGCTATTCACCGGATCTGCCGGACGTTATCGCGAGTACCAAAACAACGCGGACCTGTGGAAGCGGCGAGTCCATCAGGCATTGAGCGTTCCCGTGGAATCTCCGCAGGCGTTGCTGTTACCTGCGACCGATCAGCCAGAGCACCGGATTGAACTGGCGAAACAATTGACAGCAGAGCGTGAGGTGACAGCGTTTGAGGTCGGGAAAGGCAGCGTGACGAAGTGGCAACAGACATTCACGCGCAACCATTTGCTGGATGCGGCGTATTTATCGTTTGTCGGGCTGTCAATTTTGCGATATGACAATGATACGGTAGAATCTCAGAGGCAGCGGCAGGCGGAAATTCAGGCCGCAAAAGGCGTGATTTCGGGTAAAAAAGCACAGAAATTCGTGAGGAATCTGCGATGAAACCGCCAAAAAGCCCCGCATACACAGAACGGCGAGAATACACACCGCGGCACGCTGTTCCGGGGTTCGGAATGTGTCCGTCATGCGGCAAATTTGCAACGGCCTATTGCAGTCACGAGACGGACGGCGTGCGAATTCAGCACCGGGCCTGCGCCTGTGGCAATCGGTTCAAGACGGTGATTTCGGGCAGTTGATACCAGTGTTTTGGTAGACCACAGGCGACAACGGCTCGAGCGTCTGCGATTGTGCGAGCATGGCACGATCCGCAACCGAACGATTGGCACTCTACGAAGGCATCCGCGACAAAGTGGAATCCGCCCTGCTGGGCGGTGCGCCAGTGGTTGCGTACACGCTGGACGGGCAAATGGTCCAGAAGGAGCCGACGAGCGAATGGTTGGCGGAACTGGACGCACGCATAGCCGATCTGCGGCGACAGGCGAGCGGCGGCATTCATGGTGCCCGCAATCTGGTGAGGTTCAGCCAATGAGCCAAACACCAAGCTATGCCGACCGCGTGAAGTCCGCTGCACAGTACACGCGGCTGGATTCCGTCATTCAGCGAGTTTCCCCGCGCTGGGCTGCAGGCCGGGTGAAGGCACGTGTTGACCATGAATTGCGGATGATGATGGCGGCACGGGCTGCTGACAATTTCGCAGCCTACGAAGCGGCTGGCAACGATAGGCTGCGCGGTGAAAACTGGATTGTCCCGAAGAACACCAGCAACGACCAGCTGCAGGACGAACTGGAAAAGTTGATTGACCGGGCGAACGATCTCTACCGGAACGACGTGTTCGCGGCGTCTGCAATCAACGGACGTGTGGACAACGTGATCGGGACCGGCATCCGCCCGCAATGCCGAGTGCAGGCTGAGCGTGGAATTCTGACACCGCGACAGGCGGAGGAATTCCGCGTGATGTCGGAATGGTATTTCGCCAAGTGGGCGGAGTCGGAACAGTTCTTCGCAAAGCAGCGAATGCTGGAGCGGTGCAACGCAATCTACGGCGAATCGTGGCTGCACATGGCAGACGATGCGAATCCGGAAAAGCCAGTGACGTTGACGGTGCAGGTCATCAGCCCGTCACGCATTCCTGTCATCACGTACAGCCGACTGCAGGCGAACGAACGCCGGCGGTTAGGCCTTCGACTGGACAACAACAACAAGCCGATTGCGGCGTTCGTTCGACGCAGCCTGCCATACGATTCATGGCAGGCGGACGTGAAAGAGGACGAAGTCAGCCTGGTGGATCTGCTGCACTGCTACGAAGAACTGACGCCTGGGCAATTGCGAGGCGTCCCGTGGCTGTCCCCTGCAATGGGCAAACTGAAGGACCTAAAGGACTTCGTTCACGCGCACCTTGTGGCGGAGCAGGTGGCGGCATGTTACGGGGCATTCATTACGGGTGTCACAGATCCGACAACGATGGCACAGTCTGGCCGATTGGCTGGACGCAGCAGTCTTGAGGATTTGGCACCCGGCACCATTCAATATCTGGCCGACGGTGAAGGCGTCCAGTTCAGCGACCCAGCACGACCAGGCACGACGCTGGGGCCGTATGTGGAATGGGCATTGCACGGCGTGGCCGCGGCGTTGCGGTATCCGTATGAACTGCTGGCGAAGCAATTCACCAACAATTTCAGCGGCGGGCGGTTGGCATTGATTGATGGCCGGATCACGTTCAAAAACTGGCAGTATTGCCTGATTGAACAGGTGTTGCGTAAGGTCTGGGGCCGATTCATTGATCGGGCTGTCATGCAGGGCCTGTTGCCGGTTGACGCGATCACCTACGAAGAAAACCGCGACCATTTTCTGCAGCATCAATGGATTCCGCCAGGGTGGCCGTGGGTTGACCCGGAAAAAGAGGTCAAGGCGGACGTCGCTGCAATCTCTGCGGGGCTAACGACGCAAACCGAATCACTTGCGGCACGTGGTCGAGACTTTGACGAGACGCTGCAACAGATCGAGCGTGAGCAGCTCGTGAAGGCCGACATGGAGGCCCGCGTGGCAGCCTATCGGGCATCGTTGGGACTGGACGGCACGCAGGACACAGAGGACGACAGCGACAACACGGACGACGCGCCAGACATGGGGCAGATTGCCCGCGGTGTTGCGCTTTTGGCAGTCCCGAGGAAGTACGCCGGCATCGACTTCAGACCGCCCCAAGGCGTCAGAGATGAGGCACGGCAAGGTCTGGAATGGCGACGTGAGTACAAGCGCGGTGGCACTGCCGTTGGCGTTGCCAGAGCACGGGACTTGAGCAACGGGAAAGCTGTCAGCCCGAGCACGATCAACCGCATGGTGTCATTCTTTGCACGTCACGAGGTTGACAAGCAGGGCGAGGGATTCAGTCCAGGCGAACCGGGCTATCCGTCAAACGGTCGGATTGCGTGGGCACTGTGGGGCGGAGATCCTGGGCAGGCATGGGCAGGCAAGGTTCAGAAGCAAATGCGAGCAAGGGACGAAGCCAATGCCACAAATTGACACCGCACCAGCTGCAGGCATGTTCCGGACGGACGCCTCACGCACGGCACCACAGCGTGTTGACCGTCAGGGCAACGTCATCTACGGGGCATCCATCATGCAGGCCGGAAGCCTGAATGAAGGCGATGCGCGACCGTGGACAGCCGACATGCAGACATTGCAGCAGGTGGTGGACTTCGGGCAGTCATCCCGCGGCGGCATCAAAGCCCGATTCACGCATCCGAATATGTCAAATGATGGCATGGGTTCGTATCTGGGCAGGTGGGCGAATTTCCGATTGGACGGCGACACCGTTCGAGCGGATCTGCACATTGCAGACGCAGCATTCACGAGTCCGCAGGGCGATCTGGGAACCTATGTTTTGGACATGGCCGAACAAGACCCGGAAGCCTTCGGCGTGAGCATTGCGACGGCACTGGACGAGGCGAATTTGCAGCAGTGGCAGGACAGATTGCCAGACATGGCACCGGCAGACCGCAAGGCAGCGCGGTGGCCAATGCGATTCACAAGATTACGGGCGGCGGACGTGGTGGACACGCCAGCCGCAACGCGAACCGGGCTGTTCAGTTTGGCAGATGCGGACTTGCGGAATCTTCCGGCACAAGCAACCGCACTGCTGGACACATATTTTACCGATGCGACGCCTGACGTGGTCCGGGCACGCATCGCAGGATTTTTGGACCGCTATTTTAGCTCGAAAGGAGCACCGATGGCCACGGAAACGCAGGCGGCGGAAGTTGTGAATTCGGAGACACCGGCACCAGTCCAGCCTGCTGCGGATCTGTCGGCAGTTGAGGTGCAGCCGGAAGTGGTGGAGACAGCAACCGCGGATCTGGCACAGGCCGAGCGGCTGCGGTGCAAACAGATCCGAGCGTTGTGCGATCTGGCTGGAGCCGGCGACAAGTTCAATGCGTTTGTTGATGCTGGATTCAGCGTTGAGCAGACACAAACCGCATTAAGTGCGTTGGTGGTTGCACGAAATCCCGTGTTGTCGGCATCCGTCACACCGCAGGAAAGCGACCCGCATTCCGGACTGCGAGCCGAGTTTGCAGGCCTGCAGAAACGCGGCATGACGTTCGGCATGACCGAAGAAGAGTACGTGAAGTTCGCTAACAAGTCCTGACGGTCAGGCGTTGTTGTTTTGATTCGATTGGAATTCGTGAAGGAGAAGAGCGATGGCCGTTACGGCAAATCAGGTGATCGAGAAGCGAGAGGGGCGACGCAGTTACCCGGTGGCAGCGTCAGTGCACATTTACGAGGGCACGTTGGTATTTCTGACGGCTGCAGGTTACGCCACGGACGTGACAGCAACCGGGGTGAATGGATTCGTTGGTGTTGCGGTCGGCGAGCAGGACAACAGCAGCGGCAGTGCCGGCGATCTGACTGTTGAGGTCTGGGCAGAGGGTGAATTCGTGCTGCAGGGCACCGGATTCGCGCAGGCAGACGTAGGCAGCAAAGTCTACGCTGAGGACAATTTCACGGTCGGCGTCAGCATCAGCACCGCATCCGTGCCGATTGGCATGGTGACGGAGTACATCA